TTCAGATGGTGGTTATGGTCTTGATTTTAGAGTAGATACTCAGACATCAAACACCGTGGCTACGACTAGCAGAATGTTTTTAAGTACATCTGGAGAAGTCGGTATTGGGACGATTAGCCCTGGACAAAAACTACATGTAATTGGGAATGTGGCGGCTGATATATACTATGATAGATTAAATACTGCTTATTTCTTTAATGGAAATGCGTCTAAAGATGGAGTAGATTTAGTTACAAGCGGAAATTATGCTATTAACGTTTTAGGAACCATCGCAGGAGGCCATAGAAAACATGGCAACTTAGAAACTCCAGAAATGGAGTGGAGTGTTGGTGGAAGTACTGACCTTAACTGGAAAAAACTTTGTGATGTTATTATAAGTGACGCCAGCTATTCAGGCTTTGGGGCGGAAATAGAAATTACCAATTTTAGCGGAAACTATGGTAATGCATTATATAACGGAGGCGAGTTTTATAGAGGGGCTCTTAGTATTTATCATTGGGGAGCCACTGGGACTGAGCCTGAAACAGCTCACGCAAGTGTACCATTTGCTATATCAGGTATTGTTAGATGGTATAAGATAGAAGAGACGGGAAAAAATAGATATGAGTTACAAGTTAGGTCTCCAGGGAATTACCAACAGCTTAATGTAAAGGTTAAGGCTGGGATTGGAAATCAGGTTGCTGATATCATATCAAACGCTAATAATACAAACGGAACTACATCTGGAGGTACTGTGTTTATAGCAAATGTAAATGGCGACTTTAATAACGAGTTTAATGGGCATATATTTACAAATGAATCCAAGTCAATAGGTTTTAGAAATTCTTATGGAAACCCCAGCATTAGCGCTTATTACGCTTCTATATGGACAAGTAATTCTCTGTATGTTGGAAGCCCTACATCAAGCACTGGGGCAGCAGTAACAGGTCTTAAGTTTGTAACCAAAAGTAACTCTGGTTATTATTTTGATGGAGGAAATACTGGGGATTCAATTAGAGTAGCTGGAGATATTGTTGCCTATTACTCATCAGACAAAAGATATAAAGAGAATATATCAACTATAAAAAACTCTTTGGATAAGGTAAACTCCATTAGAGGGGTTAGTTTTGAATGGAATGAACTATCGCATAAAAAAACTGGAAAAAAAGATATAGGTGTAATAGCACAAGAAGTTGAAAAGGTTTTTCCAGAAATTGTTGAAACCAGAGAAAATGGATATAAGGCTGTAGACTACCCTAAACTAACAGCGGTTCTTATTGAATCAATAAAAGAACTTACAGCTAAGGTAAAAGATTTAGAAGATAAACAAAAATAATCATGGCAGTACCAACAACAGGCTCAGTTTCTTTAAGGGGCATTAGGAGGGAGATTGCATATAACAACTACACTCAACCCGTTTCTATTTTAAACGTAAGTTTAAGTGATGTTTCAGACGGAACAAATGGAACCATAAACTCAAACAGCGCACAAAAACCAGATGGAAATACACCTCACAAGATGTCAGAATTCAGAGGATACGACCATGACGCATCTTCTGGAGCTGCAATAGGGTTATCGTCATCCCTACTTACAAAGAGTGGTCAATATAGTTCAAGTTCATGGGAGACAATTGGGCTTCTTTTATCATCTGATTATTATGGAAAAACAGTTAGGCTTGTTTGGAGGTATGTTTCTGGAACAAGTTACACTGGAGATATACAGATAGACACTGTCAGCTGCCCAGGAGTCCTTGGGCAAGTAACATATAATTTTGACAGCTCTAATAACTCCTTTGAAACAACAACATCATCTACAACGAGTTATAATTCAGCATCTTTTTCATCTGTACAACAGGCAACTTCTGCATTAAGATGGAACAGACGAAGTGGCGGAACACCAAGTGGTTCTACTGGTCTTTCACAGGGGTATGGTGGCACACATTACTTATACGCAGAAACATCTAGTCCTGGATACTCAAATAAAACGTTCTGGTTGAGGTCTCCTGAAGTTTTATTATCATCAAGCGGAATACTTTCAATTGGAATGACTTTAGGAAGGTATGGAAGTACAATTGGAACTTTAGACTTTTATTTGGACGTTGTAAGTTAAAAATGAAACATATTTATTTGTATATTTGTAAAATAAAATAAAATTATTTATGGCTATTACTTATACTTGGTCTATAAGGGGCATTTTAAAAGCTCCATCTTTAAATGAATTAAGCGATGTTATTACATCTATAATGTTTAATTACACTGGGGTTTCAGATGAGGTTGATGCTGAGGGAAATCCTTATACTCATACATTTAACGGTCAGGTTCCTGCTTCACCGCCACCAGAAGATGAGTCTGAATTTATAGATTTTAGTGACCTTACGGAAGAGCAAGTTATTTCTTGGGCGCAAGACAGACACCCAGTAGAAAACATGAACAGTGTTATAGAGAGAGCAATTGAAGAGAAAAAAACACCAAAGGAATCTGTAGAAGAAAACTTCCCTTGGAGCTAGAGTATTAATATAATCTAAATTAAATAAAAATGACTAAACTTAAAGACATCTCTGTAGATGTAAAAATTCAAATCGACGAAAAATTGTTAAATAACATTCGTCAAATTAGACAAAAACAATCTAACATTCAGTTAGAGGTAGGGGCTTTAGAAGCACAAAAACATCTCGCACTTCATAAACTACATCAAGAAGGAGATGAATTGCAGACCATCATGGTTGAGCTTGAAAAAGAGCATGGTAAGGGAACTATCAACTTAGATACGGGTGAACTTACTTTAGATTCGACTGAAAATGGAAATTCGTAAAATATCAATAGGGGCAGACTACAAAAGCAGTGCTATGCATTACATCTTAGGTCAAGATGTTTTGAGCGGCAGTCATTCTATTCATCTTATTGATTTCAACAAAGAAAAAGAGTCGTATCTTATATATATTGAAAAAGATAACGAGGTTTTTCTTTGGAAGGAGTTTAATAAAAACATACCTGTTTCTATAGAATACAATATATTCTTTTAAAATGAAGTCACCTTATTACTTTATTGTAAAGCCTATTGGAGGTGAATACAATAATGAAATAGAGCTGTCTGGTCAAAAGGTGATTGTGAACTCCACGGTGGAAAATCATAAGCACGTAAACAGGTACGCTGAGGTAGTTTGTCTTCCAGGGAGATACAAAGGAAGTATATCTGTTGGGGACAAAATAATTGTTCATCATAATATATTTAGGATATATTACGACATGAGAGGTCGACCAAAAAAATCACCTAATTATTTTAAGGACGGTCTGTATTTTATTGATGAATATCAGTTTTATTTATACAATAATGGTACTGAGTGGAACTCTGTAGGTGACTACTGTTTCGTAAAACCAATTGATAAGGAAAATTCTTATCTTTATGAAGAAGGTTATGAGGATAATACAGGTCATGTAGTTTACTCTAACAGCATCCTTAAAGATTTAGGTGTTTTAGAGGGTAGTAAAATAAATTTCTTAAAAGACAGTGAATACGAATTCGATATAGATGGAGAGATACTTTATCGAATGAGGTCATCTGACATATGTGCTATAATATGACAAATATAAAAGACATAAAAGAAAGAATTATAAAAGCTGGTCATGAAGCTGTAAATCAACTAATTAGGGTTGCGGAAGAGGAAATAATAAAACCAGACCCTGAAGATGAGTTAGCTGCCGATAGGTTAAAAAATGCAGCAGCTACAAAAAAGCTAGCTATTTTTGATGCGTTTGAAATTTTAAATAGAATAGAAAACGAAAAGAACATGCTTGAAAACCCAGAAGAGGAAAAAAAGAAATTAACTGGAGGATTTGCTGAAAGAAGGTCTAAATAATGATTTACTATGTGTGATAGAAGATTTCATTCCTGAGAAGGTAATGAAAAAAAAGAACGCAAAAAAATCATTCAATTACGGCTATGACAAAGAGTTAGATGTAATCGTAATATCTAAAGACGGAACTATTGGGGATGTGGTTCAAATAAACAATCTCAATATTGCACTTCCTAAAAAACCAACAAAAGTTCACAAACGGTCATTAGATAAAAAGGAGCAATACTGGGAAGCTTCAGAATACTCAAAAGCACTAAAACCACTACAAACTATATTTCAATGGAATGAAATGAACAAAGAGTTCAAGGAGACTTGGATTCCCTATATTGAAAACGAGTTCGACAGGAGGGAAAATGGGTTTTGGTTTATGAATAATGGAAAACCAGTGTACATAACTGGTACACATTACATGTACTTACAATGGACAAAGATTGATGTAGGAAGGCCAGAATATAGGGAATCAAATAGAATATTTTTTATTTATTGGGAGGCATGTAAAGCGGATAACAGGTGCTATGGAATGTGCTACTTAAAGAATAGGCGTTCGGGGTTCTCGTTTATGTCTTCCTCAGAAACAGTAAACCAAGCAACAATAACCTCAGACTCTAGGTTTGGAATATTATCAAAAACAGGTAGTGACGCAAAAAAAATGTTTACGGACAAAGTTGTTCCTATTTCAGTAAATTATCCATTTTTCTTTAAACCCATACAAGATGGTATGGACAGGCCTAAATCAGAGCTTGCATATAGAGTTCCAGCTTCTAAGCTAACAAGGAAATCCATGTCTAGCCTTAAAACAAATAGTGACCTTCAAGGGTTAGATACTACTATTGATTGGAAGAATACGGGAGACAACAGTTATGATGGAGAAAAATTAGCTCTTCTTGTGCATGATGAAAGTGGAAAATGGGAAAAGCCAGATAATATACTTAACAACTGGAGGGTCACAAAAACCTGTTTGAGATTGGGTAGCAGAATCATTGGCAAATGCATGATGGGCTCCACCTCAAACGCATTAGATAAAGGAGGCGAAAACTTTAAAAAACTATATTACGATTCAGACACATCTTCTAGAAACTCTAATGGACAAACAAAGAGTGGTCTTTATAATCTATTTATTCCAATGGAATGGAATATGGAGGGATTTATTGATATGTACGGTCAACCTGTTCTGCAAACTCCAAAATCACCAATAGTTAGTACCAATGGTGATTACATTCACCAAGGAGCTTTAGAGTATTGGCAAAATGAAGTAGATAGCCTCAAGAACGACCCAGATGCTCTAAATGAATATTATAGGCAATTCCCAAGAACAGAGTCTCATGCGTTTAGAGATGAGTCTAAAAACACAATATTTAATTTAACAAAAATATACGAACAGATTGATTATAACGATTCTTTTGCTATAAAATCAACAGTGTCAAGGGGTAATTTTCATTGGAAAAACGGATTGAGAGACACTGAAGTTGTTTTCTCTCCAGACGTAAAGGGTAGATTTTTTGTTTCTTGGATTCCATCCAAAGGATTAATTAATAATGTGGTTGAAAAAAATGGAAGAAAACATCCAGGAAATGCACATATAGGTTCTTTTGGAGGGGATTCATATGATATATCAGGAGTTGTCGGTGGTGGTGGTTCCAAAGGCTCTGTTCATGGAATGACTAAGTTTCATATGGAAGATGCGCCAACAAACATGTTTTTCTTAGAGTATATATCAAGACCAAACAGCAGAGATATTTTACGAAGACGTTTTAATGGCTCTTCACTTTTATGGCATGCCTATATTGCTTGAGAACAATAAGCCTAGAATTTTATACTATTTAAAAGAAAGAGGATATAGAGCATTTTCAATAAACAGACCAGATAAACACAGGAATATATTGTCAAAATCAGAAAAAGAATTAGGTGGAATACCTTCTTCTAGTGCTGTAATATCTGTTCATGCAGAGAATATTGAAAGCTATATTGAAAACCATGTTGGCGTACTTAGAGATGAAGCAAATTCAGACTACGGGAGTTGTGGAAACATGTTTTTCAACAGAACTCTTTTAGACTGGGCTAATTATGATATTAACAATAGAACAAGGTTTGACGCTACGGTTAGTTCGGGTTTTGCAATAATGGCAAATCAGTCCACAAAAAATATAGGTCGAGAAAAACGTAATCAAATAAATCTTAACTTTGCCAAATACAGTAACAAAGGTTTTGTTAGTGAAATTATTAAATAAATATGATAAATAAGCCAAAATTCAATTCGGGTGGTGGTTTTCCAAATCAATTTGTACCAGACGTAGAGAAGGACTCTTATGAGTATGGACTGCGAGTTGGCCATGCTATAGAGTCTGAATGGTTTTCTAGGGATAACGGAACAAGTATGTATGGAGAAATACGTTCTGAGTTTCTAAAAAGAAGACTTTATGCAAGAGGTCAGCAGCCAGTAGAAAAATACAAAAATGAGTTATCTGTAAATGGAGACCTTTCTTACCTGAATTTAGATTGGACACCAGTACCTATTATTCCTAAATTTGTAGATGTTGTTGTAAACGGTATACAGAATAGACTTTTAGATGTTAAAGTAGAAGCTGTAGATGATTTGTCTTCTTTAAGGAGACAGATGTTCAGGACTGAAATGCAAACAGATATGATAGGAAAGGAGCTTTTGCAGAAAGTAAAAGCCGAAACTGGCGTTGATGCATTTAACATAAAAGAAGATATTGTACCAGACTCAGAGGAAGAGTTAAATCTTTATATGGATTTAAGGTATAAGCAAGCTGTAGAGGTGGCTGAAGAAACAGCCATCAAGGCCCTGATGGAGTTAAATGAATATGATGAGGTCAAAAGGCGTGTAGATGAAGACAATGTTGTCTTAGGTATATCAGCTTTAAAACACTCTTTTGATGTCCATGATGGCGTTAGGGTGGAATATGTTGACCCATTAAACTTTGTTTATTCACCTACAGAAGACCCTAATTTTAGGGACTGTTATTATTTTGGGGAACTTAAATCTGTTCATGTAACAGAGATTAAAAAGATAAACCCAAATCTAACTCAAGAGGATATAGAACAAATATCTAAAGTTGCAAGTAGATTTGATGGCTACAGAAGCACTCAAAATCTACAAACACAAAGTGGATTAGATAAAGCAAATGTTTCTTTGTTGTATTTTTGCTACAAAACAGACAAAGAAATAGTATATAAAGTAAAGCAAAATGACAATGGCGGTCAAAAAGCGATAAAAAAAGACGGCTCATTCAACCCTCCAGAAGACCAGGAAGAAAGATTTAAAAAAGTATCAAGAAGGATAGATGTTTGGTATGAGGGAGTTTTAGTTATGGGCACAAACCATTTGCTAAAATGGGAACTTATGTCTAATATGGTAAGACCAAAATCTGCATTTCAAAGGTCTTTACCTCCATACATTGTGTCTGCTATAAAATTATCAAAAGGAAATATAGATTCTTTAGTAAAAAGAATGATACCTTTTGCTGACCAAATACAACTTACTCACTTAAAACTGCAGCAGGTAGTTGCAAAGATGATACCAGATGGCGTGTTTATTGATGCCGATGGTTTAAACAGTGTTGATTTAGGTAATGGAGCTTCTTATAATCCATCAGAAGCTTTATCAATGTATTTTCAAACTGGTAGTGTTATTGGTAGGAGCTATACTGAAGACGGAGATTTTAATAACGCAAGAGTTCCTATTCAAGAGCTAACTAGCAGTGGTTCAAACGCTAAAATACAAAGTTTAATTGGTATGTATAATTATCAATTAAATATGATTAGAGCGGTGACTGGAATTAATGAAGCTAGGGACGGAAGTAATCCTGACCAATACGCTTTGGTTGGACTTCAGAAGCTTGCTGCGTTAAACAGTAATACAGCCACTAGACATGTGGTTCAATCTGGAATTAACATAACTAAAAGACTTGCAGAGGCTCTTTCTTACAGAATATCCGATATAATGCAGTATTCTGATTTTGCAGAAGATTTTGCTAAGATGATTGGTAAAAACAACCTGGAAGTTGTTGAAGAGATAATAGGACTTCACTTGCATGACTTTGGGGTGTTTATAGAAATAGAGCCAGATGAAGAAGAAAAGCAAAGGCTAGAACAAAATATTCAGCAATCAATTCAAGCGAAACAAATAGACCTTGATGACGCTATAGATATTAGGTCTGTCAAAAACTTCACTCTAGCCAATTCCCTTTTGAAAATCAAAAAGAAAAAGAAGCAAAAGGAGGATATGGATATTCAGCAACAAAACATTCAGATGCAAAGTCAAGCAAACGCTCAGTCTGCTCAAGCAGCATCTCAAGGCAGAATACAAGAAGAGCAGATTAAATCTGAAATGGAATCTCAATTAGCTCAGATGAAGAGTCAATTAGAGATGCAAAAAATGCAAGCTCAAAAAGAAATAGACAAAGAAATCCTTCAAATGAAGCATCAGTTTCAGATGCAATTAAAGCAGATGGAAAAAGACATGTCTTCTAGTAAGGATAAGTATAAAGAAGATAGGAAAGACGAAAGGACAGATAAACAAGCAACTCAACAAAGTAAATTAATAAGACAAAGAAAACAGGATTTACCACCTGTCGATTTTAGGGAAGCTGGTGACGCTAATCAGATTATGAGTAATTTGCAAGCAACAGTGGCCCCAGAAAATGTATAGTTTTTTTGTTTAATTTTGCAGTATAAATTTTAATTTAATCTATTATGAATCAAGAAAATAATGAAGTTGACTTTAAAGTCGACTTATCAAAGCCACCTGTAAAGGAGGATGATAGTAAAAATGTTTCAGAAACCGAAAACACGGTTGAGGAAACACCAAAAGAACCTGAGGTTAAAGAAGAAGCAGCTGTAGCTGAAGAAAACCAAGAGGTAAAAGAAGAAATTAATGCAGAAGCAAGCGCTGATGCTGAACAGGAGGTACAAACTCAAAATAAAGAGGTTAATATTTCCAAAGAAGAAATAATTGCTGAATTCCTTACTAATAAATATAGTATGGGATTAGAGGAATTAGAAAACGTTCTTTCAAATAAGGATAGTAAAAATCAAGAACTTCCTGAGGAGGTTGAAAAATATTTACAATTTAAAAACGAAACCAAAAGAGGTTTGAAGGACTTTGTAAAAGCTAATGAAGACATTAGTGACTATAAAGAGGAAGCTTTATTGTGTGAATATTATAAACAATCAAATCCAGAGTTAGATGATTCGGATATCAGTTTCCTGATAGAAGATAGGTTTAACATTGATGAAAGTGTAGATACAGACACGGACAAAAAGAAGAAAAGTCTTGATAAAAAACAAGAGCTACATAAAGCAAAGCAGTATTTTGAGCAGACAAGGGAAAAATACAAAGCTCCACTTGAGTCAAGTTTGGAGAATTTACCCGAAGAAGCTAAAGAAGCTGTTACGTTTTATAAGCAATATAATGATGAAAAATCTAAAGAGCAGGAGATTATAAACTCTCAAAGGGAATCTTTTGAGACTAAAACCTCAAAGTTTTTTGGCGAAGAATTCAAAGGTTTTGAATTTAAAATCGGCGACAAAACTTTAAACTTTAAGCCTAAGAATAAAAAAAGAAGTTGTTGAAAAGCAAATGAATTTAAACAACTTCGTACAATCTTTCTTAGACGACAAAGGTGTTTTAAAGGATGCAAAACAATATCATACCGCCCTTAATATGGCTATGAACCCAGAGGCTTACGCTAAGTTCTTTTATGAGCAAGGTAAAGCAGATGCGGTAAATCAAGTTGTAACTGATGGCAAGAATATAGATATGAATGTGCGTTCTAAAGTTGATTCATCGAAACCTGGAATGAAATTTAGAGTTGTTGATAGCAACAAAGGATTTGGTTCTGGACTGAAAGTAAGAAAAAAATAAAAACAACGCTAAAAAAACAAAAAAATGGCACAAAGTATTAATTTTGACGGGTCTGCAGGAGCACAAATCGGTGGTTCTACATCCCTAACACCTGCTCCAGGGAAGAGTTTAGCTAATGCTAATTACCTTTCTAACGCAGATTACACATTCGCACAACAATATTTACCAGACTTATATGAGCAAGAGTTTGAGCGTTACGGAAATCGTTCTGTAGCATCTTTCTTACGTATGGTAGGTGCTGAGATTCCTTCTTCTTCTGATTTAATCAAATGGAGTGAGCAAGGAAGATTGCACGTACAAGCCTCTGGAGCTGTTGCTGCTAACGGAACAACTATTGACGGCCTTACTGCTCACAGTTTCCGTACAAACCAAACAATCATCGTTTCAACTGCTGCTGGAGTTCAAGCTAAAGCACTTATTACAGATGCTTCTGCTGCTGACTCTATTGAGGTAGCTACTTTTGCAACTTTAAGTCTTATCGACGAAACTTCTTCTGCTGATGGCACTGGACCTTTTGACGACGACGATGCTGTTACTATCTTTGTATTCGGTTCTGAATTCAAAAAAGGAACTGCTGGAATGGTAGGTTCTCTTGAAGCTGATTTCGAAGCTAAAGAAAACAATCCAATCATCATCAAAGACAAATACGAAGTATCTGGTTCTGAGATGGCACACGTTGGATGGGTTGAAGTAACAACTGAAAATGGAGCTTCTGGATACCTATGGTATTTGAAGTCTGAAAGCGAAACTCGACTACGTTTTGAGGATTACCTAGAGACTTCAATGATTGAAGGTGAGCCTGCTGCTTCTGGTTCTGCTGCTGCTACTGCTGGCTATAAGGGTACTAAAGGTCTTTTCTATGAAGTAGAAACTGGAGGTAACGTTACTTCTGGAACTATCGACAGTAGAGAAGATTTAGAGGATATCGCTAAGGTTCTTGATAAAGAAGGAGCTATTCAAGAGAACGTTATGTTCGTGAATAGAGCCACATCTTTTGATGTAGACAAAGTGCTAGCTGCTCAAAACAACTCTGGAGCATCAACTGCTTCTTACGGATTGTTTGATAACGATGAAGATATGGCCTTGAACCTTGGGTTCTCAGGTTTCCGTATCGGATATGACTTTTACAAGTCTGACTGGAAATACCTAAATGATGCTACTACACGTGGTAACGTTGGAGGAATTGACGGTATCGTTGTACCTGCTGGTTCTGTAACAGTTTATGACCAAGTACTAGGAGAGAACGCTAAGAGACCATTCTTACACGTTCGTTACCGAGTTTCACCTACTGAAGACAGAAAGTATAAGTCTTGGGTAGTTGGTTCTGCTGGAGGAGCCGCAACAAGCGGAGACGATAAAATGGAAGTTCACTTCTTGTCAGAGCGTGCGCTTTGTACAATGGGAGCTAACAACTTCATGTTATTGAAGTAATATTAAATAAGGAGGGAGCTTATTAAAGATTCCCTCCTTTTTTTTAAATTAAATTAAATATTAAATATAATGGCAACAAAAACTGCAACAAAAAGTTTTGGTTATAACTCAATTTTACCAAAACTAGAACAAAAAGACAGAGTATTCGTTTTAAAAGGAAACTCATCTCCTATAAGACTGATGATATCAGTCAAACATACATCAAGAAGACCACTTACTTACTTTGATGGTTCTTTAAACAGAGCTTTAAGATATGCAACAAATCAACTCACTCCTTTTGTGGATGAGCAAGATGGTGTTGTTACTCTTGAACCTGTTACATTTGAAAACGGAACACTAATAGTTCCTTCTTGGAATGTTAATCTTCAAAAGTTTTTAATGATTCATCCTCAGTTTAACAAGATTTTTTTCGAATTAGATAAAGAGCAAGAAGCTAGTAAAGAGGTTGAGGACATCTACAGTGAAATTGATGCTCAAGTAGAAGCTAAAAATCTTGACATTAATGACCTTGAAGCAATAGCTAGGGTTGTTATGAAAGGGAATGTTTCATCTATGACATCTTCGGAATTAAGGAGAGATATGATTCTTTGGGCTAAGAAAAACCCAGCAGAGTTCATGAATCTAATTAACGATGAAAATCTAAAGCTAAGAAACTTAGCTGTTAGAGCTGTTGAAATGAACATTCTTCATATAAAACAAGACAATAGAACAGTTGTATGGGGAGATAATAAAAAAGAGCAAATAATCGTAGCTCCTTATGGGGAAAATGTTTATAGCGCTTTGGCTTTATTTTTCAAAACAGACGAAGGATTGGACGTTTTACAAAACATAACTAACAAATTGTAATTATAAAGTAATTACTTTTTGTGCACCGTGAAAGGGGGGAAGAGGCCACAAATTGTGACCTCTTTTTTTTTGTACTTTTGTAGAAAATATATCCTATGATAAATAGCATAAGAAATACTGTTTTGTTTTTGCTGAACAAAGATAACAGGGGGTATGTATCGCCATCAGAGTTTAATTATTTTGCAAAGCAAGCTCAATTAGAGATTTTTGAGTCTTATTTTACAGACATTTCTAAGGCTGTGTCCTTGCAAAACTCAAGAAAAAAAGCTTTAAATTATGGAGATACAGTTCAGCACATTCAAGATAAAATAGATAGGTTTTACGCAAACACTAGTTTAACATACACCTCTATTGATTCAAACAACGGCGAAGAACAAGATTACTTTCAGTTGCCTTCTGACCTTTATAAATTAATAAATATTACTTATGGAGGAGGTTTTGGGACAGACACATCAATGAGTGGCGGAAGGATTGTTCAATCAGTTCCACCGCATAAATTTGATATGATTGTGAACAGCAATCTAACTAAGCCAACCGTAACATATCCCGTGTATGTTCGTTCTGGTAATAACATATTTGTCCGCCCACTATCAATTCAGGCTTCAGTGCAAGCAAACTACATAAGAAAGCCCTTAGACCCAAACTGGGGATATGTAACTATTAACTCGGACCCAGTATATAACGCAGATAGTTCAACAGATTTTGAAATATCTGAAGAAGATGAAACGGAGCTAGTAATTAAGATATGTAAATACGCTGGTCTAAGTATTAGGGAAGCTGACGTGGTACAGGTTACAGCCCAGCAAGAGCAAGTTGAATACGCAAAACAAAATTCATAGAGCATGCCAATTATAGGAACACATATAGACCATAGAGAATATTATCAAAACAACGGAAACGTCCCTAGAGATGAAAACTGGGGTACATATCAGTATCTTTTGTTGAGGGATATTATAAATAATTTTTTACTAACATACGTAGGAGACGACAAGGTTATAAACAAAGCTGACAGAAACGAAGTTATTTTTCACGCAAAAAGAGGTCTGCAGGAGATTCACTATGATGCGTTAAGGGAAATTCAGCAATTCGAAGCAGAGCTTCCTGATACACTTAAGATGCATTTACCTCATGATTTTGTTAGCTGTGTAAAAGTTTCATTTGTTGGAGATGAGGGTCTTACTCACCCAATAATGCCTAATTACAGAACAGCTACTCCAACAAGCTATTTGCAAGACAATACAGTTCATAAAAACATTCTTATGGACAATAACGATGATGCTCTTACAGGGACTCCTGTTATAGAAACTAACTGGAGCAATCAATCATCTTCTACTCCAAAAAAACCAAACCCAAATCATTTAGGTCAAAATTTTGGAATGGATACTTCTACAGCTAACAACAATGGTAGTTATGTATTAGATAAAAATCAAGGCTTTATTTTATTTAGCTCAGACTTGTTAGGCAAGCAGATTGTTATAGAGTATGTATCTGATGGAATATATGGACTTGCTGATGATGAAATAAAAGTTCATAAATTAGCAGAGACGTTTATGTATGATTACTTAGTGTCTAGCATATTAAAGCAAAAGTTTGGGGTTCAAGAATATATCGTAAGAAGAGCTCAGAAACAAGCTTCAGCTTCATTAAGAAATACTAAAATTAGATTAAACTCTATAAAACTAGGTGAGCTTACTCAGATTTTACGAGGAAGAGATAAGTGGATAAAATAATATGAAGATACAAAATTTATTTTCTACAGGTAAAATGAATAAGGATGTTGATGAACGTCTTATTCAAAATGGCGAGTTTATTGATGCTAAAAACATTCGTGTACTAAATACCGCTGGCTCAGATGCAGGTGCTATTGAAAATGAAAAAGGAAACATACAACTAACCAACATCAATTTATTAAATAGCCCAGAGTGTATTGGCTCTGTTTCAGATGAAGCAGAGGAAAAGATATATTGGTTTATTGTTAATGATGATGGATTTTCATACATATATGAGTACGACCGAACAAATCAAATTACATCTCAGGTACTAGCAGATGAAAGGGTTGGTGACGAACAAGTTTTAGGGTTTAGTAAAGACTATAAAATCACTGGTGTAAATGTTATATACAACGCATCAAAAAAATCAAAGCTTTTGTTGTTTACGGATGGGTTAAACCAGCCTAGAATGATTGATGTCAATAGGTCAAAGTCATATGGATTGAACAATTTTTATGAAGATGATATTTCTTTGTATAAAAAACCACCATTTCAAGCACCTAAAGTCACTCCTTTTAACACGGGAGTTGCAACAGAAAACGCTGTCAAAGAAAACTTTTTTGCATTTGCAACTAGATATAGGTATTTAGATGGGGGTTACTCTGCTTGTTCTTCGTTTAGTTACTTTAAATTTTCTCCCAAGCTATTTGAGATAGATTTTGCTTCTATGGAAAATAATGGAATGGAAAATGTTTTTAATGGATACAGATTAACCTATGACAGTGGAGACCACAGGGTTACAGACATTCAACTGCTTTTTAAATACCCAGTAGAGCCAACAATATATGTTATAGACAATATAAACAAAAAAGAAAGCTCTATATTAGATAATACTAATCAAACTTATGAGTTTGCTAATAAAAAAATATACAAAACACTACCACAAGATGAGGTTTTTAGAACTTTCGATGATGTTCCTTTAACCGCAAAGGCTCAGGATATAATTAACGACAGAATAGTTCTTGGAAACACGACAAGTCAATACGATTTACTGGAAGAGGAAGATTCGGAGGAATTGATAAAAATAAATTATGATGTTTCTCTAGAAATAAAGTCACAGGAGGGAGAAATAATAGAAGGCTCAAGAACATCTGGTGACACTAAAATAACTTTTGATTTCGATGGTTATGAACTTAAAGAAGGAAATACTATATCTGTGTTTTTATTATTGGAATCTGATGAAGCGGGTACAGCTCCAAACCAATACTTTGGAGGAGAGGGAGATGTGCAAGGAGCTTTTGTTCTTTCACAAGACTACACTACTTTTGATGATATAGTTTTATCTAACGAGTTTTTAGACTTCTTAGTGTCTTTGAGTGGTTCTTTTTCTGCAGTAGTCAATACGGTTCCACCAGATGATGTTACAGATACAGAGTATGGAGAATTTGTTTTAGACTCAAACACACAAACGTCTTTTACACTTTTAGCTCCTACATTAACACACACAGTCGACAACACTCCTGCTGTTACTGATGACGATGATTTTACAGAAATAGACGAACCATATAAATTTAAAACAGACAATGTTGCAGCTATAAAAGAAGATTCAAGTAATGTTTCTTTGAAATCCATGAGAAGCTATGAGGTCGGTTTGGTTTATTTAGATTCATATGGAAGATATTCTAGTGTTTTACTTCCAAAAGAATCTTTAGGAGAATCTTCCAGCGAGGTTTTTGTTCCTATACAAAACAGTATAGATATAAATAAGTTAAGAGTTTCTATATCAAATCCAGCACCTTATTGGGCAAATAGATACAAGTATTTTGTAAAGGTAAATAAGACACCTCATTTTACAATGTATGCAAGTCTTTTTTACGAAGAAGACCTTTATAGATGGGTTTTGCTTCAGGGCGCAAATTTAGGAAAAGTAGAAGCTGGTACAGTTTTAATTGTAAAGTCAGATGACGACGGCCCTTTAGACCAAGAGGTAAAGTGTAAGGTTCTTGAGGTTACTACTAAAAATGCTGCTGACGAACCACAAGGTGAAAAGGGGTGGCTACCAGATAATGATGTGCTTGAAAAATCAGGAACCTATATGAAAATTAGGCCACTTAATTTTAATATGGATTTTAATCCTAATAACTTTCAAAATTACAATAAAAGAAGTAAGAAAAGTAGGACAAGTAGCGGATATAATAATCACACTCTACCACATTTTTCTCTTTTTCCAGGTTTAAGTTTTGGTAGTTATGGAGATAAAAACAAAGGTATACTACAGATATTCGATGAAGGTAGTAGTACATATATAAATCAAGATTTAAACACTGGCTCACAAATAAAACTAGACTTTAAATACGAAGAGATAGGTGATAATTTTAATTGGAACGGAAAATTCACTGTCAACGGAAATTACACTTGTGCTGCTAATTCACCAACAAGGCTTAATACATTTGTTCAGTGGATGGAAAATGAAACAGCCTTTCCTAGTGAGGAGGTCTCCTACGGGGGAGACGCAACAGCTGTTCGTTTTAGAATAGAATCTTTTCAGCAAAGTCCTAGTGATGATTTTATATTAACTTTTTATAAAGCAAATACAACAACAGACTTAACTTTGCTTCATGTAACTACATCAGAAAGAACCAGTGGTTTGGAAAGGTCTTACTTAACAACTAATATAGATTTAATTCTCACTAACGGAGTTTTAATATTTGAAACAGAGCCAACCGAAATAGATGATGAGATTTACTACGAAACTGAAGAGACTTTTTTAATTGAAAATGGGCTACACAAAGGTAATGAGCAAGACCAAACAGCTACACAACCAGCTGTTTCGGTACTTGGTTTTGGTAACTGTTTTAGTTTTGGAAATGGCGCTGAATCAATAAGAGTAAAAGACGATAGATTTAAGCCTATTTTTGATATAAAATCTAGGCCAAACATAGCTATAGTGGAGGGTTATGAGAGAAAAAAAGACGCAAATAAACTTATATATAGCGGCGCTTTTAACGAAAACACTGGGTATAACACATTAAATGAATTTAACTCAAGTAGAGGGATAACAAAGTATATGGACATGAAATATGGTTCTATTCAAAAGCTCTTTGCTAGAGAATCGGACTTGATTGTTTTTCAAGAAGATAGAGTTTCAAAGGTTCTTTACGGAAAAAACATACTAAACAGCCCAGATGGAAGCGGAAGCATATCTCAAATAGAAAAAGTTTTGGGTCAAGATGTTCCTTATTCTGGAGAATACGGAATTTCTGTAAATCCAGAGTCTTTTGGTCATTACGAGGGTAGAATGTATTTTGCAGACCCTAATAGGGGTGCTGTTTTAAGACTTGGTGGAGATGGGATAACACCCATATCATACGCAGGAATGAAGGCGTTTTTTAAGGAAAACTTATACAATAATAAAACAAACTTTAACATAGGTGGTTTTGACCCAAAGTATCATCAATATGTTTTATCTATGGGCAACGAGCAAATGCCTCAACCACCATTAGAAGTGGATTGTGCTTCTACATTTACAAGAACAATTACCTCAGCATTTAATTACGATTTAAACCTAGGGTCTTTTGCGGGTACAGCTACCATAGCATACACAACATCAGCATCTATAGATATAGTAGTTGTTTACAACGGTAACACATATACCAATAATGGTCTTACTGGAACAGGAACTGTAACTTTCCCTGTAACGTCAACAGACCTTGAGACAACAAACATTGCAGATGTAACAATAACACCAGCATCTTCTTCTCTTATTACATTGGCACACACATGTCCAGAACCAGAAACTCTTGAAGTAATATTAGTTGTAGTTAATGACGAAGGAGAGGCTAACCAAACCATTATCAACAGATACAAGCACGATGGGGCTCAAGGAGGTGTGTTTAATGCCGATTTAGATATTTTTGACGCTGATGAATTGACAAGATTTGAAACTTTATCTGGTTTTATGGGAACTGATATTATTCCAGACAACGGTGACACTGTAACGCTTTCTTCATTAAAACAGTCAGGAGTTCATACTGGAGATTTCAATGATTGTAATAGCTTAGGTTATTTAGTTTCTGCTGCGAGTGGGTTGACTGTTCAAAATATAATAGACCAAGCTACATATCCATCAGTTACAGGACAAACACTAGCTAATGGAGATGAGGAGAACACAACTTCATTTACTTTTAACAGAAATAATACAAGTCAAAAATTATACTTGATTTGGAACTACATTGACCAACTTCCAGTATTAGTTGATGATTCTATAACGGGAATAACAAACGGAGGAAGCACAACAATTAATGTAGTTGCTAATGATACAATTCCTTCGCCTTATACTATTACGATAGGCACACAACCAACAAACGGAACGGTTGTTATTAATGCTGACAACACTATCACCTATACTCATACCGCAGAGGCAGACTTAGATGACAGTTTTACTTACATTATAGACAGAGGGGGAGTTTGTAGCGCAGAAGCAACAGTAACTACTCAAGCAATAGCTATTAGTGTTGATACATATATTTACATATATTTTGATGCTTCAGGCTCTATGAATACCACTCTTGCAGAACTTCAAACCATGCGTACTGGAGCTTTAAAATCTACGCTTCAAGATTTATACGCAACAGGAGGCACGGAGTCAAGTGGTAATACAGACACTACAACTAACGGTAGTGATGAGTATGATAATAAGGTTTCTATTGTTTATAATCCAACTCCTTTTAATAATTTATGGACAAATGAACAAACCCTTGCTGCTCTTTCTGATATTCATGTTAATAATTTTATAAATACAGGCACACACACCGCGTTCCCTTCAGACGCATCTAATGTGATAATGATGGTTTTCCAAGACGAAGCGAGTACTATTTATCACGATTCTAGAGCTAGTGATACTTTTACCCAAGTAACCGAAGGAAGGACAGCAGATTACAACACAGACCTTGCTGACTTAAGGTCAAGAGTTACTTCTTTAAATTCTACTAATACAGGTTTTTATAGGGGAGTTGTTTTCCACGTAGAAGATAATATGGGAAATCCAATTTACCCATTCAAAGCGTTTTTGGAGAATGTTGAATTCGGTGCAGGAAACTACACAGGAACAAATTGTCTATCTGATTTGATGGGAGGAACTTCACCTACATTTGTATTTGAGTATGACCTTGAAGATAGCACAAACAATGACGCTACTGCTCCATTTAAACCAGGCTCTACAACTGATAGATTTGACCAATGGCAATATTATTACTTATATTGGGTGACAAGTGCGCTTAACACGCTTGGGTTTACTCCAGATGGTATAACTTGGCCAGTAATAGAAGACGACGGATAATATGGCACTACAAACAGGACAAAGAACAATAACATTTGACGAGGTTTACACTGCATGGACTTCTTTTCACTCATACGAACCTGAGTGGATGGAACGTTTGGGCACTAACTTTTACACCTTCAAGAACGGAGAGTTGTATATTCACGATGAAAACAACTCTAGAACAAACTTTTATGGTTCTTCTTATGGATGTAGTATAACATACTCTTCAAATAAGAATCCATCTGATGTAAAGGTTTTTAAAACAGTAGGGTTAGAAACAAATTCTGACAGTTGGTATGCCACTTTATCATCAGAGCAAGAGGCTGGGGCTATAGGTAGTTCGAGTAATTTATTATTTGAAAGTAAAGAGGGTTTTAGATATGCGCATATAAGAAGAAATTCAAATAACAGCCTTGATTTTAACAAGCTTTCTATTCTTGGTATAGGAGAGCTTCAAGCTATTCCAGGGGCGAATCAGTATGAGTTTACTAATCAAGTGCCTAATCAGGTAAATGCGAATAACGCTGACTCAATAGGAGGAGATGTATTATACTTTAATGACGGAAGCACTCAAGAGATTGGTGTAATTGATTCGTTTACAGGTAATACGATAACAACTGTTTCTTCAACAAATACACCATCCGTAAACGATTTTTGTTTTGTTGTTAAAAACGCAGAGTCAGAATCTTATGGTTTACGTGGTTATCACGCAACAATAACATTAAATAATAATTCTACAAGTTTTGTGGAACTCTATGGGGCAAACGCAGAGGTGTTTAAGAGCTACATGTAAATTTTGTATATTTGTAAAAAATAAAGTATTATGGCTATAATGAGTGCAATTGGAATGGGAGTCGGTGCTATTGGCGCTGGTGTTCAGTTTTTCCAAGGGTCAAAAATGAAAAGAGAAGCTGAGGCTAAACTATCTCAGTTCCGCCATCAAGAGCTAACAAATTTAGCTGAAAACTTAAAACCATCTCTAGAAGCAGAAAGACAAGTGCAAGTAGCAGCATCTAAACAAAGAGCTGCTGTAGTTGATGTCTCTCAGGGAATGGACGCTGCTCAAGCGATGGGGATGATGGCTATGGGTCTAGGACAGACTCAAGATATGGAGATGAAGGCTTTTTCAAGTATCTTAGATAAAGAATATCAGGCAGACCAAGTAAGAGTTCAAGAAGAACAGAATATGAGAGCTATGATAGAGAAAAGAAAGATGGAAGAACTCCAATCTCTTAAAGCTCAAAAAATGGCTGGTTCGCAAATGCAAACAAGTGCAATAAAAGATTTAGGAAGCATGGCTTTAAGTGCTGGTATGGCTTCAGATAAATTAGCTGCCTCACAAGGTAAAAGTACAAGTTTATTTGGAAAAGCAGGCGCTAAGGGTACAGCTCCAGTACCAAGTGGTATACCAATGTAAAATTAATTAAAGATTAGAAAAAACATGTCATACGGAGGAGGAACTGTAACACAACCAATACTAGGAGGGTTTGGAGACTTAGCAACTATGCTTCTTCAAGGTTCTTCTGAGATAGCTCAGATTAATCTTGAGATAGGTAAAAGAAGAGACCAACAAGCAGCTTCTTTAGCTGAAAGTATCTCTAAAATTACCTCTACTGGGATAACTACTCACGATAAATTAATTCAACAAGGTGCTAGAGATGCAGTAAACAGACTAGCTCAGGGTTTTGAAGCTAACAAAAGAGGAGAAATTTCTTTAAGTGAAGTTTCGGCTATGTCATCTCAATTAGATTCTGAAGTTGGAATTTTATCTAATATGGCGAAGCTACAAGACGAAAATATTAAAAACATATCCAAGGGAATTGAAGACGAAGATTTAGATTCAATATCATTTGATTATCAAAACAATTTGTGGTATACTGACCCGAATTTAAAAAATGATGTTTTTGTTTCACCCGCAACAAATTCTGATGGAACTATTAAAACAAATCCAGACGGAAGTCCTATGATGGTTAGAAGACCGTCTATGGAGGGCCTTCAGACTCAAAGAATAAATGGGGTTTTATCTGTTGTTAAAATAAAAGAAGTGCCTTTGAGGGATGAAAATGGCAACCCTCAGTTTGACCCAAATACAGGAGCTCCTTTAACAACAAACAAGACATTTTCTCAACCTTTAACGGAATTTTTAAATCCTTCACTTAAAAAGGTAAGCCGATACGACTTAGTTGACGATGTTAAGGGATTTCAATCTATTACGGGTGATAGATTCAGGTATGTAGATAAAAATACAGGGCAGATTACGAATATGCCTTACAGCCAGCTTGGTCAGACTGCTAACGGAACTATAATTCAAGGATATACTATTGAGCCAGAAAATTTTCCAGACATGATTAGACAGGTGGAAAATTATATTGGGAGCCCAAAAGATGAGGAGGTTATATCTATACTTCATAGTTATATGAAAGCAAGAGCTGATTGGCAGCCAGATTATGGTATTCCAAGGACTACTGATGAGGTAAATAACTCTAATCTTATGGAGATTGTTGTGAATGGTGAAAAAACAATTCTTCCAAAGTATTATGACATGAATGGAGATTCTTTGACCTTCAGTTCAGACCCTTTAGACCTACAAACAGACGGCTCTGGTAAAATAATGGTAACTGAAGAGCAAAGAGAGCTTGCAAAGGCTTTTAAAAGAGACCATATGCTTAAATCTTTTAATGTAGAATACAAAGACTACAAAGAGTATTTAGACGGAACAAAGACATCTTCAAAAACACCTCCAACAGTTTCCTACAACCAGGCGGTTTATTCTAAATCTACACCTAGTGGAATGAATAACACAAATAAAATTGACTCAGACTACATCAGTAATATATTGGGTGTAGCTGTAATTGGTAGAAATGAGTTTAGTTCAGGTACTGGAGCATCTGCAAATGAGACAAGAACTGCTATGTCTACACACAGTAATGGTCAAATAGTTAATACTGCTATGTTGGCGGCGTCTACTGGCCAATCTGCAAACCTCTATAAGAGAAGAAATGATATTGTAGGAGGGTTTTCTATAGTTTACGCATCAACACCCACAAGGGGTTCAGATGATGTAAGGACTAAAATAATGCAAGACTTAAAAGGCACGACAGCTTCTGGCGGTAAACTTACAAGCGTTAACAATATTTTATTCATGGATGAAGGTATTGTTGATGGAAAATCAGCCTCTCCTCAAGTATTAATTGAAGGAACTATTGAATTAGCATCAACAGCGACATCAGTTACAGGCGCTAGCTCAGCTGGCTCAGGAACTATGGCTCAAAACCAATCAATATCTGTTCCTGATTTTTATGTAGTTAATACTAATGAGCTGCCGAGTTTATATAGAAAGCTTTGGGACCAAGGCAAAGGGCCTAAATCTTTCAGAAAAATATTAGAAGGTAAAGGATTTAACGTAGATGCTAATTTTGGCTCAAGCAAAAACCAATGGCTTAAAGCATTTGAAGCTTACACTGAAGAAATGAATTAATTATGATTGTGAACACAGAAAATCAAGTTGAAGGATTAGCTCCTGAGGAATTAAATAAAGACACAGTTATTGCTGAAGGGACAAATGATGTTCAAGATGCTTCTGCTACTGATGTATCAGTAGACCCAGACCCACCTGTTAACAAGGAAAAGGTTTATTCTTATTTAGTTTCTCTTTACGATAACGCTGGTAAAGGATATAATGAGAGTAAGCTTAGACAAATATCTTCTACTTCAGACATTAGATATTGGGTTAACTGGGCTCATGGAAAAACTGGACAGGAGGTTTTAGATGACAATAGTTGGAAAAAACTATCATCTACTTGGGTAGACCAAGTAAAGGTTGAAAAAAAAAAATCAAGTTCAGACTTTAAAAAACTCACTTCAGGAAAATGCAATTGTTCCTACGGCAGAAGATACGGATTCTCAATCCATATTGGAAACTACTCCTTTAACATCGGGTTCTCAAGAGCCGACTAGCTTATCGGATATACCTCAGCCAAGAGTTACAGAATACTATACAGAGCAACTAAACGAGAACAACAGTATACTTCCAGTAATAAGGCAACTCCCTAGGAATTTACTTACTATGGGTGAAGGAGATGCTGCCTTAGCCTTTAATGATATTTTAAGTGACTTTGGGTATAATGCTATGGAGACTGAAGCTGGCTCTAATAGTTTAAAAATTTCAAGACCAGACGATAGTGTATTAGAAATCAATTTGATGTCTGATATGGGAGATGATTTGTATGAGGTGGTTAGGAGTGATGACTACAATCAATCACTAAACTTAAAACACAATAAGTTTGTGATGGATTTAGCTCTTGGAAAGCAGAATCTTGTCCAGGTTATGGCTGACCAGTTTGATAGTAATCCGTATGGAGTCAACGAGGGAATGCTGCTTTTTACAAGGCAAATGAACAAGCCAGAAGAACAAGATTTATCATTTCTTTCTAAAGCTCTTACTGGTGAGGAAAACTCTACTTTATTTAACACAGGAGGTACATTTAACCCAGAACTATTTATGTCTGCTTTACAGCAGCTTAAGGGTAGTATATCGCCTGCGTATAATAATATAGTTAATCAAGAATCTGAATACCAAAGAGAAGTAAGAATGGCTACGTTATCAAGCGTAAAAACAGATAATCTTGTTTTACCAGAAAACCCACAGACATCTCTATCTGAACAAGAAATTGAAAGCAACAACAGAGTTAAATCGACTTACCGAAAGATAGATGATATAATAAAAAAATATGAAACATCAAAAAGAAATACATCTAAACTTTTAGGCAAGGCTTTAAAACGAAGCGCTGCTATAGGCCAGGTTGATTTGCATGACGAAGAAATTATAGGCGGTCTAGTAAATAGCGGTCTTGATATGTTAGATATGCCACTTCCGTCCTTAATGATAAATGACAAGCAAGCATCATTTCAAGACGTGTATGATTTAATATCAACACCAAAAACTCTAGGATACATACAAAGAGGGGATATAAAGGTCTCAATAGATGACACTGTAGATGTCGGGCTTTTTAACGAATTAGTTGGTAAATTAAAAACAAGTCAAGAAAGAAACACTGCTTTTTTGGACGAAGGAAACCCAAGATTAAACTCTTTTTTGAGAGGATTAATGGACGTTCCACAAGGAATATATGCTCATACATTAGATATATTAAACAATTTTGGAGTAGGAATTTCTGATTCTTTTCAAGCTTTAGGCATGAGTAGAGAAGCTGCTGATTATGCAGTATTTGGAGAGTTTGGAGTTGTTGTAGGAGGTTCAAGATTTAGCCCTTCAATGAACTTGACAAAACTTAGTCTTCCATCTAAAAAAGATGTTGAAGATGCAATGGCTTTAATTCCTGAATATAGCGGTTCTATATCAGACTCAAGGGGTATGGGTGAGTTTTTGTCATATGGAATGCAAGGCTTTACAGCTTCTGTACCATATATAGGCGCTTTTATCGCTAACCCTACTGTGGGCCTAGGTGTTACTTTTGGTAGCACTTACGGAGGTAGTATTGAAGAGGTTAGGGATGCTAAAGACGCTGCTAAACAAGCGCAAGTTTCTGGAGCTATATTGACGGAAAAGGAAAAGGGTATACTTGGAATGTCTAACAACGAGGCTAGAGCATATGCTTTTTCTAAGGCAGGATTAGAAACAGCTATAACAGCCGCTTTTACTGGAAGATACTTTAAGCAATTAAAACTTGCAAACGGATTCAAAAACATTCCAAAAACACAGGAATCTGCTCAACAATTAACAGACGCTTTTGCAAGACAAAACAGGAAGGGGTTGATAGCTTCTTTTTCAAAATATACGGGTCTAGACGCTAGGGTTATCGCTAGTGAAGTACCTGAAGAGCAGTTTATAGCATACACAGGATACCTTACTCAAGTTGCTTTTGGATTAGAGGAATATGACTCTCAAAAAGCACTTAAATTAGCTAAGGACGCTGGATTAAACTCTTTGTTTAGCAGTTCAGCTATGTCGGTTGGCGGTAAATTAATTACTCCAAACGCTAATGAAATTGCAAATAAAACAATAAATAGGAAAATAACTCTTGACGGAGAAATGGAAGCCGTAAAAGACAAGCTTAACGCAGACCAGCTTGTTTATGACCTTGAAAATTCTGGGGTTGAAAAAAACAATGTAAGGTTTGAGGCTGCTTTGGAAATGCAAAAAGACGCAGACACTCGCATAATGAATATTATGCAGAGAAAAGAGGAGTTAGTAGAGCAGATGAGTGTTAGCGACAAAAAAAACTTCTTACAAGGTGTTGCAGATTTAGAAGGATTTCAAGCAACAATGGAAGAAGGTGGGAAGCCAGAAGAAATAAACGCAACTCAAAAGCTTATTGATGAAAAGAAAGCTAAAATGAGAAAGCTTCTTACAAAGTACCCAAGCGAACTTAGTTATTATTTCTTACCAAAAGACACGCAAACAAAACTTATAGACCGAGCGCTGACAGAGCTTTCAGAAGAAGCTGGTCCAGAAGAAAGTTTTAGCCTTACAAGTGAAGATTCAAGGGTTATTGAGCGAGCTTCACAGATATATAAAGCTGATGTTTTAGAGCGAATGGTAGAACCAGATGAGAATGTAGATGTTTCTGGATATTTCAATAATGTTTCTGATTATTACGCAGAAACAACTCAACCAGAAGAATCTGATTTTGATGTTGATGCCGCTATATCAGAAATAGAGCAAAAAGCAACTACAGAAAAGCCGCCTGCTCAAACTGAACTAGACTTAGAGCAAACAGATGCAGAACAGGTTAAAGACGATTCTAGCGACTTAGAGCAAGAGGATAAGGACAGAACAAATAATATTATATCCAGAATAAAGAATTTAAACTTATCAAAAGGTCTTTATAATTCTTTGGATAAAAGACAAAAAAAGATACTTTCAGGATTTCTTACAGATGTTCAAAATGGTAATAGACCAAAATATGCTAGACTAGAAACTATTTTAGACGCTCAGGAAACAATAAACGACTTAAAGGTTTTAAATAACAACAGTCCAATAAGTATTTTAGGTAACCCAAATGTTAATTTAAAAGACAAAAAGCCAGTTGACTTTATAAAAGACTTGTACCCATACCTAAATAATTTAGGAAGAAAAATAATGATGGGAGGAACAAAGTTGAATCCTAAAAACTTAATGACTTCCGACGTATTTTTAGGTGCTATATTTAAAAATACTACTAAAGGAAAGCCTTTTATAGATTTGGTTTCTTCTGCTAATAGAGGTGTAGCCACGTCTATAAACTCATCTCAAGAATTTATTAATCAAGATTCTAGTTTGTTTGTTAATGAAATAAAAGCATACAACAAGGCAAACCCAAAAAACAAAATATCAACAGACTTGAGAAGTCTAGAAACTTCATATGAAATGCAAGTTCTGGCACATTTAAGAAGAAGGTCTGGAGAAGTAGACCAAGCAACAGGTCTTGATACGGAGTTTCAAAGACAAAAAGCCAGTTTATTAAAAGAACTTGAGTTAAGAAAGCAGGAGTATGAGAAAGATAAGAAAGATTCAACAAACGAAGTTCTTTACAGACAGCTTGAAGACACTTTGAATCGTCTTGGCGTAACAAACGCTTTATCATATGATGATGTAACTAAAAACGCTAAAGACCCAATAGTAAACGCCTTAAATAGGTTGTCTAATAGATTTCCACATGCAGAAGCTAAAAAAAGGAAGCAAGATTATGATGGACAGGATACTTACTTCGTAGATGGCACTTATGTTCCTAGTTTTAGAAGAGGAGAAGATGGGAATGAAAGGTCTGACGGAAGTAATAAAGGAGGTTCGTCAAACTACGGAACTATAGCTGGCGTATTCCAAGACATTGTAATGGATGATACTCTTGAAAACTCTAGACTGTCTTTTGGAAACTATTTCGAAAGAGCATACCAACAAATGCAAGGCTCTTTTATAGACATGAATTCTAGAAACGACTTTGAGCAGATAGACATGATTGTGAACTCTTCTGAATTTGAAGGACTTTTCAAGGATACAAAAGAGTATGAAATGGTTAGAAAATATTTTGGTTCTAGAATGGAGGTTTTTAATTTCATGATTAGCCAAGGTCAAAACGTGAATGCTGATTTTGGCAGTATGAATAATGTTTTTTCAACTTACAAAAAAGCTGGAGCAGCATTTTACTCTACTATTTCTGCAATAGGACTAGCTAGAGTAAACCAACCAGCATCTCAGTTTTACAGTGCAACTTCTGGAACAATACCCATGTTGACGGATGCAAGAGCAAAAAACCATTTACAATTAGCCAATGCAAGGTTTTTATATAGTATGGCTGGTGTTGGTAATGGTCAAAAAACTGCAAAATACGCACAATGGGCCAACAATCTTATTGGAGGTGGTAATCTCACGAACATATATAAGCAATCTAGAACAGGACTGCGTAACGCACTGAAAGCTGAATTTGCTATAGGAGACAAAACAAAACTACCTCTTGATTACTATGTTAGTAAATTTAATATGGATAGTAGTGTTTTTTCAGATGAGATGAGGACTCTAAAGTATACTGCGGATTCGTTTTTAGATACAATCACTAAAAGCTCAGAATTATCTCTAGAGTTCTTTTTAGCTAATGCAGATAGAGCTGCTGCAAATTCTGCTTTTGAGTCTCATTATCTTCAAAACAGAATAGACCAAGGAGCAGTAATTCCTAAAGATATGGGTGCTTGGTGGAAAAAAGAAAATGAAAACCCTAACAAAGAAGCTATAGAATATGCGGATAGAAGAATAGCAGAAACAATGAGGCAAACAGAACCAACTTCTGAGGCTGAGTTTTATGCTGTAAATGCAAGCGACAACACGAAATTCGCTCAAAGAACTATCTTCCCTTGGGGTAAATTTATGTTAAACGCAAAAGCAAACTTTGCAAATCAATATGCTAGAAGTATAGATAAGACACTACCAGAAGTTCAAAGAGAAGAGGCTAGAAGAAGAATGCAGGGTGTTGTCAATGAGGTATCTGTTTTTAATGGGATAAAACTAACAACAAATAGTGTTTCCACAATGGGAATTATTGGAGGTATAGTTAGTTTATTAGGCACAGATGAAGATGATATAAAAAGATATGAAGGCGGAATGACAAAACTCATATCTGATGCATTAAGTATAGAAGATGCTGATTATGCAGAAACCTTATCAGACATGCCGAGAGCTCAAAGAGAGACGTTAGAAGGGTTTAGAAGCTCAATGAATGAGTCCACAAGCGGCATTGATAACACTTTACTAGAGATATATAAAACCTCAATGGAATATGAAAATAAGTTTGAGATATCAAAGAACTATAGTGTTCTTGTTCAAACAGCTTTTGATGTACTTCAAAACGCATCACCTATTCCAGCTCCAGAGCCTCTTTATGATTTTGCATACATGGCAATGAATGAAATCTATGGAGATGAAATAATTCCAGAATACATTTCTTCAGACCTAGAAAAAACCAGTATGGATACTGACGAAATGGCCTTGCTTTTAAAAGAAAACCTGGGTATGTATGGCGTTGCTATGGAGCAGTTTGACAAATTAATGGAGGCTAGAACACTTTACAAAGAAGGTGTGTTTAAAAAAGGAAGTTCTGGGGTTGGTAGTGGACAAATAGTTGAGTATATAGCTGCAGACACGCAAGCTTTACAAGAAAAGCTAGATAAGACAATCAAGTTCGTTTACCACGCTAGAGTTATGAATCTAATGATTCCTGGACCAAAAGGGGACATGAACAAGCTTTTAAATAAGCTTCAGCGACAAATAGAACAAAACTACACCAGGTCATCTCCATCTATCAAAGGAATAAACAACGAATTCTTTAAAGCTTATTTAGATTTTAGAGTAAATGAGCAAGGAATTAGTGTTGATAAGCTTAAGATAGGTGAGTGGTGGGCAAATGAGCAGAAAAACATGAATGGCGCAGCTAGAAAGCATGCAACAGAAAAAATAGAAGAAATCAGAAAGGCC